CTTTTAACGTTGTTTTATTCTCAATAACCCCTTTAGTACCATTATGAAACGATACTTCAGAGCCAACACCAAATTTATTATAGATCCAATATTCATTGAAATCAGGATAATTACTAATTGGAGTAGTTTCACAATATGAATTCTTTAACTCTAATTTCCATCCAGCTTCTTTAGCAGCATCAATAAAAATTCCAGCATCACAATCTTCTTCAAGATAAGAACGTGTTGGAGACATATAACTAAACCGTGAAATCCTATCAGCGATACCTAATTCTTTGACATCTTTATTAGATACAGATAACCAACCATGACCAGGATCATTAATAAATGTTAATTTCTTTGCTTTCATAATACCTTCCTCTCTCAATTAAGACTCATTATTACATGATCTCAATATCGTGTCAAGCATTATCTTTAGAAATTTCCAGATATTTCTCGTGCTAGGAATACATCAGCAAGTTCTAAATTAGCTTTAGCTTTCTCAATATCAGCTAAAGCTTTCATATAGAATTGAACAGCTACGGACGTGTTATCTAACGCTCCTAATTCATCATTATCCTGCTCATCCATGTCGAATAATAAATCACCATGTAGAGTATCAAGAGATTTAATAGCTGTTCTAATATCCATAATTAATTTCCTAGTCGTTTATTTCCAGTTTGACGTGCTACAGGTTTACTCTCATCAACTTCAACATTGAATGTACCTGTATCAACAACCACTTGTTGACCTGACTCATCAATACGTAACCGCCAGATATCACTTCGTTCTTCACCAAAAGCATTAATAACACCTTCGAATGTATGTGATTGTAAAAAATCAGCAGCATCGGGGTCAACTTGTTTAGCGATAGGAGAAGCACCAAAGAAATGATCAATTAAGTATTGCATCCATTCTTCAGCATGGTAAAATTTTTCACCACCATCCCACTCAATACCTGTACCGTCATCAGTAGGAATCCATTGACACCATAATCCTGGTTGTCCTTTAGGTGGTGAATTATAGTCGATAACATCTTTTTCATTATCTTGACCAGAAAAACCTGTTCCACCTACAAAGTACGGCCCGTTCTTTCGATTCATTCTACGTGTATCAGAAAACATGTTTAAATAATTAATTTCTTTTGCTGATAAAGGTGGTGTAACTTTAATCACACCTTCGAATTCAGTTGTATAACCCATAATAATATACCTATATAATTTTTAGTTTAAAGCTGATTTAAGAGAATAAGTTACTGAGTTTTCAATCTCATCAATCTCATCTTTCAACTTAGCGATTTTAGCTTTCTTAGCTTCTAAACTTTCTACTGTAGTGGCTAAGATAGATAATAAATTTTCTTTAATTGGATCAGGATTAAAAGTATATTTGAAAACCCCTGTTGCTTCACGGTCATAAGCACCACCATCAATATCACCAATGTAGATGTCTTTACCGTAGTAAGTAGAAGAACCACTAGGATTACTAACACGAACATCAGCTTTGATGTAAACAGAATATGTACTATTTGAAACATAACAACGGAATGCATTATCATTAAACAATTCATTCACATCATCTGAGAACTCTTTTGATACCTTCTTAAATTTAGCTGATTCCCCAGTCTTATTAATGGCTTTCACACCATCAAAATCTTCAAAATGTTTTTTAATAAGTGGTAAAATTAACAATGCTTTCTCAGCGAATGATTTTTCACCATTTAATTTCGTTTCTAACTTAATCATAATTACTCTCCTCTCTCAATGAGGTTCTATTATCAGGTATTTTCGAAAGCGTGTCAAGCTTTATCTGATAAAAGTTTTCTCAATTCATCAGATAATTTACCCTCTTTCTTAACTTGTAAAGCACCCTTGATATAACTACGACCTTTATCATAATTACTCTTTAGTAAATTAGATGCTTTTAATAGTAGATTTTCTTTATTCATATTATACCCCCACAATCTTAATGTCTTTATCAGAAGGTTCATCATATCTAAATCTATATTTCATAGAAGATATAATACTTCGTTTACACTCTGTATTGCTACCACCAGCGAACCAAAAATCAAATGATTCACCTTTGTAAGTAGCAATATAATTTTTCTCTTTGCTTTTCATGTTTATCCTTCAACACGGTCATGAATTTTAATAGGTTGGTCAGAAGGGAAACGACTATCACAAGTATATAAAAAGTTCCCTCCAAACATTGTCCACTTACCTGATTCAACTAATTCAACAGGAACAGCACGAATACGTTCTTGACCACCATTAACAAAATCTCTAAGGATAACATACTCAGGACAATCATCAGAAGGTGGAAAGATTTGAGAATCTTCTCCAATTTTATAACCAGTGACAATACCTTTATCAAACTTAGAACTAGCACCACCGTTGGTACAATCGTATCCACTACCATCACGATAGATACTAACTGATAAACCTAAAATTTCTTTATTCATTTTTAATCACTCCTCTCTCAATTCAGGTTCTATTATTACATGGGTAGAAATGTGTGTCAAGCACTTTTCAACCATCTTGACTCTAAAACATCACAAAATTTACCTGATAACGCTAGTTGGTTATCAAATGCTTCTACTTCCCAAGGTTGCTCACGATATTTGATTTTAAATCCTTCACCAATATCTTTACCTTCCCAACGTACATGTAATTTCCTATCAGACTTCCATACACGCTGTTGGAATCGACCAGTAGCAATCTGTTGTACATGAATCATCTCGTGTGCAAGAACCTGTAGCTGAGATGCAAGGTGCATATCACGGTCAATATTGATATTATATACCTTCTGAGCAACAGAACCATTTGCGAGCATATGAACATGACCACGAGTAGTCTTCTTAGAACGTCCTGTAACACGCATAGCGACTCGAATAGTTAATGTATTAGTCATACGAGTGGACATTAATTCCTTCGCAAAGAAGCGCACAGCGTCTTCAATGGTAGAATGTTGTTTACTTCCACCTTTCTGTAAAATCTTAACTTTCATTCGAATCTCCTCTCAAATCAGGTTCTATTATCTCCTAGTTATATTACCATGTCAAGAACTTTCTCATATAATGTGCAAAAACCAGACATAAATAGTCTTATACTATAATTAATTTAATTAATGAGGATATCATTATGGCTTTACCGAAAATTTCAGTTCCAACATATTCATTAACATTACCATCAAGTAAGAAAAAAGTAAAGTACCGTCCATTCTTAGTTAAAGAAGAAAAGCTATTATTAATGGCTATGGAATCTAAAGATGATGAAGAGATGAAAGAAGCGGTAGAACAGATTATTCGTAATTGTTCTTTTGATAAATTAGATCCTATGTCAATGGCCTTGGTTGATATTGAATATATGTTTTTATATTTAAGAATAAAATCTAAAGGTGAGACAGCAGAATATTCTTTCAAGTGTGATAAGTGTGAAGTTGTAAACGACAAACAAGCAGATTTAACTAAAGTTAAAGTTACTAATAAAGATCAAAGTAATCTTATTAAGTTAACATCTGATATTGGAATACAAATGAAAGCTCCATCATATGAGCTTGCTGGTGTTATATCTGGCAATATGAGCGCAGAAACTATATTTAAAGTAGTGGTGGATTCTATTGAATCTATATATGAAGGTGAAGAAGTTTTTCAATCAAAAGATCAATCAAAAGAAGATTTAATGGATTTCATTGAATCATTAAGTGATGCACAATTCAAAAAAATAAAATATTATTTTGAAAACGTTCCTTCATTAGAACTTGATATAGATTTTACATGTACAGCTTGCAAAAAAGAAAATACATTAACATTAAAAGGTATAAATGATTTTTTAGTATAGGCTTCAGAGATGAGAGTATTATTGGATTTTATAAACTTAATTTCCAAATAATCTCTGGAGGTTTTGGAATAACATTAACAGAGCTTGAAGATATGATACCTTTCGAGAGAGAGGCTTTTACTCATATGATCATAAATAAGATACAAGAACAGAATAAAAACCATCAGGAATAATAATGGCTGAGACAGAAGAAGTTAAATCAATAAAGAAATTAACAGAGAAGATTAAAGAAGCTAGTGAGAATACTATCGGTTCTACTAGAAAATTAGCTGATGGTGTTAATGATGCATTTCGTGCTACTTTCGCTGATTCTCCATTAGTAAGTTCTATTGTTGATATTGGTCAATCAATGGGTAAAGATGTTCTTAGTTTATTTAAAGGTACGGAAAAAGAACCGTTAACAGAAGCGGAAAAAGAAGCTGCTGACCAAAGAAAAGAACAGAGAGATGAATTAAAGCAAGTTACCAAAGCTCTTGAAGATGCAAAGAATGGTGACTTACAAATGAGTGAATCATTACGTACTGAGAATGAACAGATTATTGATAATCTTCAAGATATAAAAGATGTGTGGGATGCTGGTAATGATGCTGAAGAGAAACGTGAAGCAATACGCAGAGAAGAAGAAAGATTACGTTTAGAAGAAAGACGTAATGAATTATTAGAAGCATTAAATGTTCAAAAAGATAAAGATGATGAAATAGGTTTCTTTGATACCTTAAAGGAACATTTTGTAATAACCGCTACAGGTTTAGTTGCATTTCTAAAATCACCCATTACTAAATTATTAGGATTACTTTCTCCATTATCAGGAATATTTGGTAAGCTTATAAAAGTACTCGGCCCTATAGGTATTCTAATAGGATCTTGTATTGGAGCGTTTACAGGTTTTGACAAAGCAACAGAAATATTTGGTGAGAACGCAAATACTTTTGAAAAGATAGCTTCTTCAATTGCTGGTATATTATCTGGATTGACATTTGGATTACTTGATATAGAACCATTAGCCATAGGGATTAAAAATGCATTAGATTTTATACATGATACTATGCAACCTTTTATACTTACATTTAGTGAATTTCTTACAGGAACATGGGATGTATTAACATCTGGTTTCTCATTACTTACTAAATTGTTTACTAGTACACCATCTGAGATAGATGCTGCATGGGATAGTTTCCTTGGATCATTTACAGGTTTAGGTGATAAATTTTTAAATATGACAAAAGAGTTATCTAAAACTTTATGGACATTCATTTCCACTATACCTAAAATGATTTTAGAACAGATAAGTAAATTAGGTGGATTATTAGGTTCAAGTTTAGCTAATCTATTTACTGATGAATCAGAAGGTAGAAAACTTTATAATAGATTAGAAGATGAAGGTGGACTAGATGATAGATTTATTGGTAGTGATACAATGTCTAAAGCAGATATTGCTAAATTATCTTCATCTGAAAATACTACTCTACAAAAATTCTTATTAGAAAATGATAAAGCTGATATGAATAGTAAAATCATAACTGACCTTCAAGAACAATTAGAAAAATCTAAACGTGATGAAGCTTTACGTACTAAAGAGCAAACAACTAATGCTATTGTTGATGCTTCTAATACTAACAACACAACTAATATTAATTATCTTAAACCATCAGCAAGAAATCCTGATAACTCAATGAAGACTTCTATACTTCAATTAGCTCCATAAAAAAAGGGACTCTTCGGAGTCCCTTTTTGGGTCTTATCGTTCCCAATTTGGGAACTAACGTTCATAAACTATGAACTATTATTCCTCAGCCAGGCTGGCGAAATAATTCATTGCATCATCATCTTCACTAAAACCATTTGCATCCACTTCAGGTTCAGGAGCTTTTTCTGTTTGTGCAGGTTCAGCTTCTTTTTCTTTGAACTGTGGTTTAGCTGCTACTGATTTTTCTGTAGCTGTAGATTTCTCATCAATCGTTTCCGCTGTAGTTGTAGATTTCTCTCCACCTTCAACACGATTAAAACGCTTTTCAAGATCAGCAACCGGCTTAAACTTATCACCATCAATAAGTTCTTTAAGTGTATACTGTTGATTATATACAGCTTCCATTGCACCATCATCAGGTAAGAATTGTGACATAGCTTCAAACTCAGAACTATCATAGTTGGTTTGTTTCTCAACTTGACGGATCTTTAATTTGTAGTTAGCACCCTTCCACATATCAAATGGTTGAATTGGAGTTTCATCAGGGAATTCTGGTTTAGCAGCGACCATTAACTGATCAAAGATTTTCTTACCATACTTGAATAAGAACACTTTACCTTCATTCTCAGGAGTCTCAGGATCACTTACTACATAGATATTACTGTAATAAGATAGCTTACGCTTACGATTACGGATAGGCCCGTCTTTTACAGACTTAGGTGTAGTATCCCAACCACCATGAGATTCAACAATCGCTCGATTAGCAGAACATACAGGACAATCATTATTTAGTGTAGTTGGACAATTTTCAAAATACCATTGACCAGTTTCACCTTTAAAACCATGACTGTATAATTTTACGAAAGGGAGATCATCATTTTCAGATGTTGGGAGAAAACGGATAACAGCGTAACCATTTTTTTGTTCGTCTAACTTAGGATACCATTGACGGTCATCGTTATACGATTTACCTTTACCACCAGCGTCTTCAAGTTTGTTAGATAACTCTTCGAAAGACATGGTATTTTTTTTCATTGAAGCAAAGCTCATATTTTTTATTTCCTTTTTGATTTGTGGCATAGCGGGATTCACCCTTCGCCTGTTTTAGTAATGTTATTTATCAACCCTTAAAAATGCTCTTTAGTAATGTTTTATACTTAGATACATCTATAGATTTAAAATAACATAGGTACTTACGAATTCGTAAAGAATACTCATCGTAAATGTGGTCTTCTAGATATATTTTGTCATATTGTTTAGATAAGATAAAAATCTTTTCTAAGATAACGTAAGTTTCTAGAGTGATATATTTCTCCATCATTAAACGCATAATGATAGGATACTTATTTTTATTTGCATCAAACACTTCATTAAAAGATAATTCTTTCTCTTCCATAAACCGTTTAATGTTGATACAATCATTTTCAAAGATGTAGGTAAGTCGAGAAAATCTTTTCTTCCATCTACGAAAGTTTTTTATACTATCATCAAGATTGTCAATTATATCTAGTACGTATAAGTCTTTTTCTATAAATTGAGATATAAAGAATGGTTTTATTTCTTCATCTTTAAATCGTTTTGATATATATTCAAAAAAAGATTTATCATTACGTTTATTATAGGTAGATGGTTTTCCTGATGGTTTGTTATATTTAGTAGCATCAAACTTTTCATTATTGAAATGAGTCTTAATTAGTATATATTGTTGCCAAACTTCATAACCAGAACTCATATTGTATAGCACTCAGTACTTCCTCCAAATTTATTTTTTGGAATATAAGTTACCCCTTTTAATCTTTTCTTTTTTAGAATTTTTTGCTCAAGAAGAAAGCACACGCGTCTAGTATCAATTATTACATTAACTATATCAATATTGTATATATTCATACTTTCCATAATGATATTATAGTGTCTTATATTAATATCATTAGTTATACCTATCTTATAGAATTCTTCATTATCATTATATATTCTTATAGTGTACAAGTAACATATATCTTCTGATATATCATCATCTTTAGATACATATCCACCTAACCTACTTTTTTCAAATTTACATGATGGACATCCTCTACCACTTAAATGATTGGCGGGCGTAGCGTAAAATGTGGGGTGACTTTTATCTTTATTACATATAAATCTTATTTTAGTTGAATTAACTGTATAATCGTCTATAGGAGTACACTTACCATTATGTATTTTTAAAGATTCCTTAATAAACTCATCGTTAGTCTTTCTTCTATTTTTCCCACATTTTATTTTCCCACATTCTGGACATCCTTGACCTTTTAGATGATTAGCCGGCGCTTGCCAAAAAGAATCATGAATAGGACAACCAATTTCTACAGGTGATGAATTATTAGTGTATTTGACTTTAGATAAATCATATAAATCATTATGTATTTCTTTAGATTTATTGATAAAATTTTGAGTGCGCTTTTCTAATGTAGAATTATGATACGTTTCATATCCATCCATAACTTGATGCATTAAAATAAAGATCTAGGTACATCATTGTCAAGCATCATATTTAAGTGTTTAGCTTCCAATTCAACTTTTTCTTTTATATTTTTATTAAGTGCGCTTCTTAGAACTTCAAAT